GTGCTGGTGCATCGCCTATTGACGCAAATATTACAAGTGTTGGTGGCGGCTGGTATCGTTGTTCTTTAACTTATATTGATGGATTTTCTGGTAGTTTAAGGATTTACCCAGCAGATGGCGATGGTGATGTAAGCGGCACAAGCGGCTCAATCTACATCCAAGACGCCCAACTTAATCAAGGGTTAGTCGCAGACTCATATTTAGAAACAACCACAACGGCAGTTTATGGAGGTATTACAGACAATATCCCAAGACTTGACTATACAGATGCTTCTTGTCCATCGCTGAAACTTGAGCCGCAGAGGACTAACTTGGTAACGAATTCGGAGTATGTATTGGATTATGGACAAAATACCGCAGATATTACATTAAGTACAAATTTATCGCCAGAAGGTGTTAAAAATTGTTGGAGAGTAGAAGGAACGGCAAGTGGTTTAAGAGTCGGAATTGCAACTTTTTCAGCGGTTACTGGGCAAACATACACTGGTTCGGTATATGTAAGAAAAATAAGCGGTAGTGATACTGCGACAATAACCGATATAGATAATAATTCACAAACTATAAACATTACAACTGAATGGCAAAGATTTTCAGTAACAAAAACAGCGGTTGATTATATTGGGCGGGTATATGTTTTAGTAGATAATATTGGTGATGTTATTGAAGTATACGGATTCCAACTCGAAGAATCAAGTTACCCAACAAGTTACATCCCTACCTATGGGGCGAGTGTGACATTCGCAAGTGATGGGTGTGAAAAAACAAGTGCAAGTGATTTAATTGGGCAAACAGAGGGGACTATATTGTGTGAGATAAATGTTAGCACAAAGGTTTTGCCAAGTTCTTGGGCGTTTAGTTTGAATGATGGAACTACATCAAATTATATCGGATTAAGAAGGTCTGGTAGTTCTAATTTCTTTACTCATATCAATGTAAGCGGAACGACAAGTGCTTTAATAGATACTGGCATAAATAATGGAATTCATAAAATTGCCATTGCGTATGCATCAAATGACATTCAAGTTTATGTTGATGGCTCAAGCGTTGGTACTGATACATCAAGCGGTATTCCATCAACGAGCATTATTGAATTAGGCGATTTGGTTAGTAACAGATATTTAGATGATTCTGTAAAGCAATTTATATTATTTAAGACTCGACTATCAAATGAAGAACTCGCAGATTTAACAACAATATAATTATGAAAGTATTTAGAAAATATCAGTTTGGCTCTAAAAGTGCCGCAACAACTAAAATCAATGCATTAGGTATTGATGAGGAAGGTAACCCAACACACAACAACGCAATCGTAAGATTAGGGAATCTTGTAGTTACCCCAGCAGAGATAGACGCAGAAGGCAATGTTATTACCGAAGCCGTTTTAACAGATACCTATCACGTTGATGTTTTATGGGATGGTGAGCCAAACCCAGATTGGGATGCTCAAATGGTGTGGCCAAATCCAGATATTCTTGGCGTTCACGTTTTTGGATCATCAAAAGCAATTGCCGAATATATGGAAAAGGTTAAAGAATTACATCCGGAGTATTTCCCAGATCCAGAGGAAAACGTAGATTTGCCTTAATGATAGGATTTGTTTACAGATGGATTAATCTTTCAAACAATATGTATTACATTGGCAGTCATAAGGGATCGCCAGATGATGGTTATATTGGAAGCGGAATCTATTTTAAACGAGCATATAAAAAAAGTCCAAATAACTTTGTGCGCGATATTTTATATCAAGGCAAAGATTTCAGAGAATTAGAGGAGTTTATTTTAAAAACTTTAAATGCCAAAAAAGATAAATTATCTTATAATTTAAAGAATACAAGTATCGGTGGAAATACTCGAAGCGGACATAAAAATTCCCCAGAACATATTAGAAAAGTGGCTAATGCTAATAAGGGCAAAAAAATGTCTGAATCTCAAAAAGAAAAATTGAGATTAGCAAATTTAGGTAAAAGGCATTCCATTGAATCAAGAATAAAAATGTCTAAATCCAGAACCGGATTTAAAAATCATTTTTACGGCAAATCACATACAGATGATTCTAAAAAAAAGATAAGCCAAAGCAAATTGGGATTTTATATTGGAGATCATAAGATGCAAGAAATATGGGATGGTAATAAAAAAAAAGTTTATTGTGCTTATTTAGATAAAACTTTTGATTCTATGAAACAATGCGCAAAGGCATTAAATTTATCAGAATCATCTATTTCTAATATGATAGCAAATCGAGTTAAAAATAGATATGGTATTTTAAAGGTAAATAACTAATTTAAACAAATGAGTCTACTCGACAAGGCAAGCATAATTTCAATCCCCATTGCATACGATGAGGGGACATATAATAATGCCAAGCCGCAACAAGTTATTGGCCCAGCCAATGAGGTAACCAATGGCACATTTGATTATGATTTAGATTGGACATTAGGCACAAAATGGTCAATTAGCGGAGGCAAATTAAATTCCGTTGGCACATTATCTTCAGATACCGCATCGCAAGCCACAAGCATCGTAATTGGCAAAACTTACAAAGTACAATATACCATATCGCAATATGCATTGGGAGGTGTACGCATTAAGTTAGGATCGGCCGCTGGGCAAACGCGAACAAATGATGGCACATATATCGAATACATAACTTGCGCCGGATCATCAACAATATATTTTGAGGGGACATCAATAAGCAATACAATGGCTATTGATGACGTATCGGTTAAATTAGCAACCGCAACAGATTTTACATTTTCGCGATCAAGTGTTGGCACAAGAATAAACGAGGCCGCATTGGTCGAAGAAATAGCCGCAGACATACCGCGCATAAATTATGATAATGGTTTTGGCGCATTACTACTTGAGCCACAATCAACCAATCTTTGCACCGAATCGAGCAACGTTGATAATTGGTCAAATTTATCCAATGTAACGGCAACCGCCAATTATGATTATTCGCCAACCGGTGATTTTAATGCCAATCGTTTGTTGTTTACCGCCAATGGGTACGCATACAATAATGATGCACAAGTGGCATCAACAGAGTACACAATATCAGTTTGGGCCAAGCGTAATGATACCGGTGAGCAAAACGTTGGTTTTTTTGTCAATAGCGCAACCGGTACAATTGTATCGCCTTTTAAATTAACCGATCGTTGGCAAAGATTTGATTATACATATACGGCAACTAATACCGGATATGCCGGGATTGCCGGAGAGTCAAAAGCGGATATTTCATTTTATGGATTTCAGCGTGAGGCATTGCCTTATGCCACAAGTTTAGTAGAAACAAGCGGCTCCGCGGTTACAAGATTAAAAGACGAGTGCAATAATGCCGGCAGTCAATTTTATATTGATAGCACACAAGGCGCATTGTACGCGGAAATTGCCGCATTATATAACGATAGCACAAACCGCATTATATCATTATCAGATGGCACAAGTGCAAACGTGGTGAGTTTATTATATTCATCAACGGCAAATGAATTACAAGCGTGGGTGCGCGTAAGCGGCATATTACAAGCGCAATTGACTTATACGTTATCCAATGCCACAAACGCCGTTAAATGCGCGTTAAAATACCGAAATAACGAGTTTGGGTTATGGGTTGATGGTGAGAATGTCGGTTGGGATTATAGCGGATCCGTATTTAGTGCCAATACCTTAAACACATTGCATTTTGATGATGGCGGAGGGTTAAATGAATTTTTCGGCAAGGCAACCGCGGTAATTGTATTTGATGAGTTTTTGTCAGATACGGAAATGGAAAACTTGACCGGTGGTAATTTAAGCGATGCCGAATATGTAGATTTATTTGAGTTGCGTGTTGCGGCAGATGGTGGATCATTGGAGGCCATTGCGTGTTTATTAGCGGCATTGGATGCAATCCCGGAGTCAGACGATGCAAGGCGTTTATTTGACGTATATAATAACCGATGCGCGTTACTTGGCGGAGGCACAGAAGCGCGAGCGTGTACCATTACCGAACTTGATAATTTATTGTAATTTTACAAGGCATTGCAAGGGGTAATGCCAAAAATGATTTAAAATAAAATAATTATATTTGTAACAAATAAAAGAGAAATAATATGGCAACAACATCAGTATTTAACGGAACTAATTTATTGCTTTCAGTAGAGGGTAATGTATTAGGCCACACCACATCTTGTAGTTTGTCTTTGTCAAATGATTTGCCAGAGGCAACCACTAAAGATTCAAATGGTTTTCAAGAAGTGATCGCCGGTGTGATTTCCGGAGAATTATCTTTTGATGGCCTTGTTGATTATAGCGATACCGCTAACGCGATTGAATTAGCCGATTATCTTTTAGCGCGTACGCAAATCACTTGTGTTTTCGGAACTGCCGAAACCGGTGATGCGATTTATACCGCCGAAGGGTATCTTTCAAGCGTTGAGCAATCAGCCGAAATGGAATCACCGGTATCATATAGCGGATCGATTACATTGACCGGTGCAATCACCAAATCAACCAACCCATAATTTAAGGGATTAACCTACTAGGGTAAGTCATCGTCATTAATTTGGCGGTGGCTTTTTTTTGTGCTATTTTTACAAAAAATATTTACACAATGGCAAACAAAAAAAGAGGATATATTAATATCCAATTAGGGGGCAAAAAACGTACTTTGCACTTTTCAATGAATTTTTGGGTTGAATTTACAGAGCAACTCGGCGTATCATTAACGGACATCGGAGAGGTATTTAATGGCGGTATGTCATTAAGCGGCATCCGCGCATTAATTTATTCAGCGGTTCGTGCCAATGATTTAGAGCAAGGCAATCCGATTGATTATACGCTTTATTCCGTAGGCGAATGGCTTGAGGATTTAGAAGCCGAGGCAATCAATGATATTGTTGCGGTAATGATGGAATCAAAGATATTAGGCAACTCATTGGCCGATTCTAACGCGCCAAAAAAGCCGAAGCCGCAGAAAGCACAGAATTAAATTTTGAGTCCATTACAGATTATTATATTGGGCAAATTGGCATAATGCCCGATGTTTTCTGGCGGCAAACTTGGCGAGAAAATGCACTAATGGCCGAGGCACATCACAATCAAATAAATCTTAATTGGGAGCAAACGCGATATTTGGCAACAATGGTTTACAATGTCAATTGTCAGAAGAAATCGCAAATGGTCAAACCGGAGGATTTATTCCCATTGCCATCGGATAAAAAGAGAAATCCGGACAAGGGCAAACCAAAATCAACGCAAGAGCAATTTGAGGCGTTTAAAGAGAAATATCAGAGTGCCGTACCGCAAAAGACGTTTAAATTATAAGCGTCTTTTTTTTTGTATTTTTGTTTCACTACATTTTAGATTATGGCACAACAAGATTTAAGGGTTAATATCAAAGGGGATGCCTCCGGTTTAACCACCGCATTGAGCAGCGCGCAAGGCAAATTAAAATCATTCGGGTCAAAGATGTCATCCATTGGATCGTCTTTGCAAACCAGATTGGCATTGCCATTATTGGCCATTGGAGGTGCGGCCACAAAAATGGCGTTTGATTTTGACCGCTCGATGACTCAAATAAAATCTTTGGTAGGGGTTGCCGGGGATGAGGTAGATGCAATGGGCCAAAAAGTTAAGCAAATGGCAATTGCAACTGGCATAAGTAGTGCAGAGGCCGCAGATGCTTTGTTTTTTATTACATCGGCTGGGTTGCGTGGCGATGAGGCGATGCAAACATTGGAGGCATCATTAAAAGCCGCCGCAGTTGGTTTGGGTGAAACCAAGACGATTGCGGATTTGGCAACATCAGCGATGAACGCATACGGATCGGATACATTATCCGCATCAAATGCAACTGATATTCTTGTTGCCGCAGTACGCGAGGGTAAACTTGAGGCAAGTGAATTAGCCGGCGCAATGGGTGGAGTAATTCCAATTGCATCAAGTATGGGTGTGGAATTTCACGAGATTGGTGCGGCAATGGCTGGTATGTCAAGAACTGGAACAAACGCGGCGAATGCGGCAACGCAATTAAATGCCATATTGATGAGCATCCAAAAACCAACGTCGGAGGCAGAAAGTTTGCTAGCAACAATGGGTATGACGTTCACAGATATTGAAAAATCTGTTGGTAAGGATGGACTAATTGTTACCTTAAAAAATTTAAAAGGAGAACTTGAGGCTAATAATTTAAGATTTAAAGATTTATTTCCAAATGTTCGCGCCATAAAAGGTTTACTTGATTTGACCGGTGCATCAATGGAGGACAATATCCGAATTAATGATGCGTTGGCTAATTCATTGGGCGCAACAAACGAGGCGATGGGTATAAACGCTCAATCTGCATCATTTAAAATGACCAAGTCCATAAACAAAGCGAAAGAATCATTAGCAAGTTTAGGGCAACAATTACTTGTTGCGGTTGTGCCGATATTAGAAAAGGCGGCAAATTTTGTAAGTAATTTATATCAATCGTTTACCAATTTAGAGCCAGCAACGCAAAAACTTTTAATTGGACTTGGCGGTTTTGCAATTGTATTGCCAACCATCATAAGTTTAGGTGGCACGCTTGTTTCGATTATGGGCGCATTGCTTTCGCCGGTTGGATTGGTTGCTGCGGCACTTGCGGCAGTTGCTTATGTTATTTATAAAAATTGGAATGAAGTGTTGCCGGTAATAACCGGCTTATATAATCGTTTTGTCGATTTATACAACGGAAGTGAAACATTACGAGTGGCAATTGCATTAATGGGCGCGGCATTTAAAAGCGCATTTATTGGTGTCAAAATGCAGATTGACCAAGTGGTTAATTTGTTTAAAACAATGTGGGCCGTTATCGTGGCATTTTCCGAAGATGGATTGGATGCGGCATTTGGGGATATAATAGAGCAAGGATTTGAAAATGGCAAACAGATTGCAAAAGATGGCGCGAAGGATATTTCACAAGAATTTTCAGATGCCTACGCTAACGCTTTAGGAAGTCAATTAGAGCATAAAACCGAGGAGCAAATACAAGCCGGATTAACCAACGCACTAGATAACGCAACCGGTTTTATAAAAGGTATTGCCGGCAAGGTTGGCAATTTATTTAGCGGTGGAATGTTTGCCGGAGGTGATGGCGGCAGTTTGTCCGAGCAAATAAGCGCGGAAACACCAAAGATTCAACAAGCGCTTGAAGAGCAATCCGTTGTATTAAGCGAATGGCAAAAAGCCAATATGGCAAGGGCGCAAGCGTTCAATGAGGGTGTATCGCAAATCATTACCGGAGGTTTAAACGATTTAGCCGTTGGTATTGGTGAGGCATTAGGAAATGCACTTGCCAATGGCGGTAATTTAGCCGGAGCATTGGCCGAAACGTTATTGAGTACAATTGGAAATATGGCGGTCGAACTTGGTAAACTTGCCATTGGAATTGGTATTGGATTGGAATCGATACAAGCCGCATTAAAAACATTAAACCCAGCGGTGGCCATTGCGGCCGGGGTTGCACTTGTAGCGCTTGGTTCATTCTTAAAATCGCGTGCCGCTGGAATTGCAGATGGTGGAAGTGCTGGATCAATGCCCGGCGGAGGTGCGCCAACAATCGGAGGCATCCCAGCATTTGCAAATGGTGGTATTGTAAGCGGCCCGACATTAGGATTGATGGGTGAATATCCCGGAGCAAGGTCAAATCCGGAGGTTATTGCGCCATTGAATAAATTGCAATCATTAATTGGCGGAGGCAGAGGGCAAGATGTAAATGTGGGCGGTGAATTTGTAATGCGTGGATCGGATTTAGTTGTGGTTTTAGAACGCGCCAATAAAAACAAAAGCCGTTTAATTTAGTCTTATGAGTAGATATACTTTAAATGATCAGTTAATTAGCCGATCAGAATTTTCTGAAAATACACTTAATGCTGATGGCTTATTAAGCAGTTTGCGTGAGGAATTTGGCAATAAATATTTATTGGAATTTGGCGATGATTATGACAATTTTAAATACCGCGTAATTATTCAAGAGCGTGGGTATATCGGCGCAGTATTGCCAATGGTTGGTGGTAGTGATCCGGTAGTTATAAAATGGGAGGGAGATGATGATTTTTATGAGCCAATTAAAGGATCGCAATGCACCATAAATTTAATGGTTACCGATTCGGTAACTTATGACAATTTTTACGAGGCACCGGAAAAAACATATAAAGTATTGGTTCAATGGTATGGATATGATGGTACTGGAAGTGGCCCATTAACTTGGAACACAATTTGGCGTGGGTGGATTGTTGCCGATACATTCAAGGAATTAGTTAGCACAACGCCATATCCGATAACTTTAACGGCTTTTGATTGCCTCGGTACAATAGATGATTATGAGATAAATCCGGCCGCTTATCAGCCGCAATTTGGCGTTGAGAATATTTACCCATTACAAATAAAAATCATTGCCGACATATTGCGCAATATTGATTTGGGTATGGATATAATTGCAACTCACGAATGGGTGAAATATGAGCAACAAACATTTATACCATCAAATACCGCGGCATTTGATTCTTTTATATTTGAAGGAAATCAACTATCAACAAAAGAAATTTTAACGGCCATTTTAAAATCAACCAATTCAAGGATATTTCAATCAGATGGGCGTTGGTGTATTATTCCTAATAGTTGTTATGAGGCGAGTGGGTTTACAACATCAATATCAAATTATACGGCATTTTTAGGTTATCAGCCGCCAGATATTCGCGATTTAAAAACCCAATATTTAACCACAAACAATGCCGAGGTGGTAGTATTTGAAAAGTTTAATCCAAGAGGCGCGTACATTGGCACCGAGTCAAAAGATGCCCATATCGCAATGCCATCGGATGTTCAGAACATAGGCAATGATTTTGTTGTGGAATATTTACCACCATATAAAGAGGTAAGTATTGATTACAATATTGAGTCATATAATCATAGAAGATACCAAACAAACGCCAATCAGTTTTTTAATTTCGGCTTAACCGGTTACGATATTACCAATGGTGTAATTGGGCAATGGAATTATACGCTTGGCGATTCGAAATATTCGTATCGTTTGGGGTTGTACAATCTTAGTTTAGGCAGTTATATTGAAGCAATGCGCACAAGTTTTTTGCAAACCGATGAAAATGAGTTTGTGAGAAATAATAGAGATATGTCTTTAAATATAAGTTACTTATACGATAGTGATGCAACTGCCATAAATTACAATTTTTTATATAGTGTTAAATACACATCAAGCACATCATCGGATCGTTGGTATGATCCAGATACCGAGAGTTGGTCATTTACACCAATTTATATTGACGTAAATACAACACGAACAAACGTCAATAAATTATGGGAATCGGCAAGTTTAGATTTTAAATCAATTGGTGATTCTACCGAATTGCAAGTGATTATTTATCGCCCATATATTGCCGGAACTGGAGGTAATTACAACGCATTATATATTGGCGAGGTGTCATTGCAAGCCGTTGATCAATCGGAGCGTAAAATTCACAATTATAAAATAACCCAAGCAGACAATACAAAGGTATATGAGCAAGAGCGAACAAGCGTTGAGCATATTACCGGATTTAGTGTATTTCCAAATTTTGATGTAGACAACGGACAATTGGCAAAAAGGCCGCGAGATAATTATCAAACGTGGGTTAAAACAAACCGAGCGCAAGTCATCAATAAAGAGATAATGAACGATTTTAGAACGTCAATTCATCGTTATGAGGGTACGTTTAAAAACAATCATTACAAGCCGTTATCGATGCTCAATCGCCTTTGGATTAACTTTGGCGCAAGTGTAATGCAGTTGCCAGATAGTTGCATCATTGATACCATAGAAGCGAATTTGAAGCGCAATGCGTACAAAATAAATATGCACTTGCCGAACATTGATAGCGACCAATTAGCGGTTGAAACCAATCAATTCAAAAAATAAATTTCTTGTTTTAGGCAATTTTTAGGAAAATATTTTTTAAATTTGCCATTAATTAAACAAGATAAACAATGTTTGAAAATCATTTTAAGGGCGAAATGAAACGCCTCGGTTTAAAGCGTTATGATGTTTGCAGTATTTTAGAATGCACAATGCCAACGCTTAAATCAAGATTACAAAATCCGCAAAACTTTACAATAAACGAAATATCCATTTTATTGGATAAAGGGTTTAATATGTCAAGTTTAAACGATATGTTCAATTTTAAAATTCAGTACAATGAAAACAATTAACATCAAAGGCAAGGAGTACATCCCGGTCAATGAGCGTTTGTTGCATTTTAGATCAAGCGATGATTATAAGATGTGGCAGATTCACGAGGAGGTTGTCAGCGTTAATGACAACGAGGGTATTTTTAAAGTAACCATTTGCGATAACAATGGCGTTGTGATTGCCTCGGCACATTCCCAAGAGTACCGCGATTCAAGTTATATTAACAAAACGTCATTTTTAGAAAATGGTTTTACATCGGCATTGGGCCGCGCATTGGGTTATTTAGGTATTGGCATTGATGTCAGTATTGCAAGTGCCAATGAGGTGGGCAATGCGGTAAGCAACCAAGACGATAAAAAATGGCTTACAGAGCAACAATTAAATGCCACATTAAAAGGAACGGCGGAACAAGCGCAAAAGGTATTGGGCGCATTCAAAATGAAAAAAGAATACCGAGAGAAAATAAATCAAAAGTTTAATATTTAAAATTCAAGCAATGAGTTACGAACACAAAAACGGTAATGGTAGTTTATTCAAAAACGAGTACAAGAAATCAGATGCACAACCGGATTATCAAGGCACAATTAAGTTGCCAGATGGAACGGATCAACAAATTGCCGCGTGGGTTAAAGATGGCACCAAAGGCAAGTATTTCAGTTTAAAATTAAGTGCGCCATACGTCAAAGACGAGGCAAAAGCAAGCACAGAAGATAGTGGCGATCTGCCATTTTAGTAGTTTTTTTCATAGTAGGAAAAGTGCGGTTCAGAAATGGGCCGCATTTTTTTTTAATATTTATTGCGATTATTTAAAAATATTTTTTTAATTTAGCCAATGTAAAACAATAACAAATAACGCTGGCGAGCAACGCACAACATTATGAAAGCACAAATCAATCGCTACAAGTACAATCCAGTATTGAATGTAATTAATGGAGGTCAATTTTACGATGTAACTTATTTCGTATGGAATGAAGGTCAAGAAACGCAATCTTTTAGAACATACGAAGAGGCTAAAGTGTTGTTTAATACAATTCCTTTAAAATAAACTAACCGGGTCGCGCAAGCGGCCCATAAACTTAACGCTGGCGAGCAACGCATAAGATAATGACAACACAAGAAAATCAGCAGTATCAAAAATTAGAAAAAAAAGTCTACAAGGGTTTAACATTTGATGAGTGGAATGTTTTAAAGCAATTGCGCAAGAAGCACTTAATTTCCAATAACGAAAATCCAGATCATTATAATTTGGGATGTCGATATTTTTCAAAAAAGTTGCATTATAGACAATAAATTAACCGGGCCGCGCAAGCGGCCCATAAACTTTAAACAATGGCAAGATTAGGCAAGTTATTCAAGAAGGCACAAATTACATTTTTGGTGTTTTCATTTATGTACGTTGTGGGACAATTAGCAAGAATTTTATATATCGAATTATGGCAGAGTTAAACGATTTATATCGACATCAGATTGAGGCGTTACAAAAGCAAGTGAAATCATTACAAGCGCAAAACGAATCATTACGAGCGCAGTTGCGCGGAGAACGCAGAGGCGTTGATTTTAGAGATGAGGAAATCGAAAAAATCGTTAAAGCCATATTAGATCATCACGAGTTAATTATTGGCATCACAGACAAGGTAAATGCCGCCATTATTTCAAGACTTAAAAACTTAATTAGCAATGATTAAAAAACAAGATTCAAACGAGGTGTATCATACACAACCCGGCATAAGCGCATCGGGATTAAAAAAGATTTACAAGAAATCAGTATATCATTATTTAACGCAACAACCATTTGAATCGTCAGCAATGGCACTTGGTTCAGCGGTGCATTGCGCGATGCTGGAGCCGGAAAAGTTCTTTGATGAATATCACATTATGCCGCGAATGGATCGCCGCACAAAGGCCGGAAAAGAGGCGTATGAGATAGAGCAAAAAAAGGCCGAAGGCAAGTTGCTTATATCATCGGATGATTACGATACCATTGAGTCAATACTCACTAATTTCCGCAATGATGATTTGGCACAAAAATATTGCAAAGGCATTGTGGAGTTATCGCATTACACCAAGTATGAAGGTTTAGAGGTGCGCGTTAGACCGGATTGTTTAAATCGCGTTGAGAATTGGATTTCAGATATAAAGACGTGCCAAGATAACTCACCGCAAGCATTCAAAAGAGATGTGTACAAATACGCCTATCATTTACAAGCGGCGTTTTATATGGATATGCTTGGCATTGATAATTTTAGATTTATTGCCGTTGAAACAAATTATCCATATAGCGTTGAGGTTTACGCATTGAGTGAGGATATGATCGAGCAAGGCCGCCAAGCGTGGAAACAAGCGTTTGCGGATTGGAGATTGTATAAAGAGGCCGGCATTGTAAGCAAGCACAATTGGTTTGAATTTAATGATGATGGGAGCAAGGTATTATGAAGGCAGAAGATAGAAAACAAAGGCCGGTGTATAGCGGCGTTTTAAAATATTTCCCCGATGCCATTATGGAGGTAGCGTATGTGAGTTATATGGGAAATCAGCAACATCATCCAGATAAAGAGTTGCATTGGGATCGCAACAAATCAACCGATGAATTGGATGCATTAATGAGGCATTTAATAAGTGCCGGAACAAAAGACAAAGATGGGGTTCGACATTCTGCAAAGGTAGCGTGGAGGGCATTGGCTAACTTGCAAAAGGAAATAGAAAATGATGGCAGATAAAAAAATTAGAGAATTGGTTGAGCAAGTTTATAAAGTAGACATAACCAATAGTTGCCGCGAGTCAAGATTTGTGCAAGCGCGTTTAATTTATTATAAATTGTGTATTGAATTTAGCCAATTAAATCAAACCAATATCGCAAAAAGCATCGGCAGAAATCACGCTACATTAATACACGGAATGAAACAATGGGATGTTTATGTGCGTTTTTTTGAAGGTTTTGAGAAAAATTATAATTTCATAAAGGCGGCATTATTGGAGGCAAAGATGTTTCCGAATGTCAAAAAGCGCATCACATTGGATGAGTTATTGATAAAATACAATACGCTAATGGTCGAGAATGAGCAATTAAAAATTAAATTAGGCGAATCAAAAACTTGTAAGTGTGGCAAATGCGTTTTATAAATATCTAACCGGCGAGGATAAATTGCAACACAATGTCATATTATATTTGCAGATGCAATACCCATCAGTTTTATGGGCGCACATTCCAAACGAGGGAAGGCGCACACCATTTGAGCGGTTTAAATTAAAATACTTGGGTGCAAAAAGTGGCGTGCCGGATCTTATGATATTTGCGCCAAATAAAAAATATAATGGATTGGCCATTGAATTAAAATATAAGAAAAACAAACCAACCGAAAACCAAAAAAAATGGCTTGAGCAGTTATCTCAAAATAATTGGCTTGCCGTTTGGATTAATGATTTCGATGAGTGTTGTGCATTAATCGATAAATATTTCAGAGATGAAGCATAAAAACGTTTATTTTGATCACATCAATCAAAAGGTCAGATGGACACAATCAACAACGGCAGATGTACCGGTGCAATACAATTACATTGGTTCGATGTCGCGCGTTGAGTTCGATTTGCTTGTGGAGGTTCTTTGGGAAATATTCGATGACTCGGATATTACGCTCGAAGAATTTTTGCGGTATTACGGACAGATTCGCGAGTTTTGTGATGACATTAAAAGATTGATAGACAAGTAAAAAAACAAGACAATGAAGATTAACAAGATTATCAGACCGGCTCACACCGAGCAATGGTCAATGATTCCGACCGCCATATTTAAAAATAACGATGTTTCAATGGCCGCAGTTGGGTTGTATTGCTGGGTATATTCTCAACCGCCATCGGCAGAAATATCAAAGGATGCCATTTTAACGCATTTTAAGATAGGTTTAAGCGCGTTTTATGGTCGAGTGAAGGAATTAATCAACTGCGGATTTTTAGTGCGTGAGAACGCCCGAAATGAAGGCAAGTTTTCCGGTGTGAATTATTTACTGCTTAATGAGCCGTTTATTGATTTACCGCATACGGATTTGCCGTATATGGAAAAACCGCATACTGATAATCCGCATACGTATGATTTAAATCGAGGGATATATAATAATATATATAATAATAATATATATAATAATAAAACCTTAGATAATAATAATATAAACTTAGATACTAATATAAACTTAGATAATAAGGTTAAACCTTATTTAGAGAATATTGTAAACAATATTCTTCCTCGAAATGAAAAAACTGCATTTTCAGATGGCACCATTAAAGCATTTGATCATTTCGTGGCATTGTTTCCGGATAAATACAAACCAAAATCCGAGGCACAAAAAAACAAATGGTTGGATTGCCTTGACAAAGTTCAGCGCATAGATGGGTATGATTTGCGTGAGGTTTATTTGATGGTCAAGAAAATGCGACAAGATGATTTTTGGCAAAGTAATTTTTTGAGCATTTTAAAACTGCGCAACACAGATAAAAATGGCGTGAAGTACATTGACCGGTTTATGGATCGTCAAGAGGATTATTTAAAATCGGCAAAAAATAAAATACAAGGCATCATCAGATTTTATAAATACACAACGCCGAGTGGTCAGATTGTTATTGGCGCAAAAACAAAAGGCGGTGATTTATCACACGAGATAATTGAGCAGAAATTAACTAATCAAGAAATTGAAAAAATAAAGGCAACATTATGACGCATAAGGAAGTGAAAATTTGGGAGCAAGAATTAATTTTTTTACTGAACCTTGATGGTTGGCAACTAAAGCCATCAGAGGATAAATATTGTTTTTATGATGCGTATGGCACAAATCCAAAAGGACAGAGTTGCATTTTAGAGTTTAAGTTTCGCCAAGATTATTACAAGACAAAAATATTAGAATGCGAGAAATGGAATAATTTGACCAAATACAAAGTTGATGAAATTTATTATGTCGTAATTGATTCAAAGGGTTGCCATATATACACCGCAGATGCAATTGATCATCAAAAAGTAATTACATTGGAATTACCAAAAAAGACAATTGCAGAGATAATTGAGAAGAAAACAAAAGCGTGTTATGAACTTGTAAAACCACCGGCATATTTTTACAAATATCATTTTTTTTAAAATATATTTTTATTTAATTTAGCCGAACAAGAAACAAGACAATGTACAGACAAGAATTAGAACAAATTGGCATAATTGTCAAGGGCAATGCTGGTATGACAAAAACCAAATGCCCAAAATGCTCACACGAGCGCAAGAAAAAATCGGATCCGTGCCTATCGGTAAACATCGATAAAGGGTTATACAATTGCCACAATTGCGGATGGAGTGGCGGCGTTAAATTTAAAGCGAGGCAAGAGTACACGATTCCAGAAAAAGAAAATGCCAACGTATCGGAGCGCGTGTTAAAATACTTTGAATCACGAGGCATAAGCGAGCCAACGTTGGTGCATTGGAAAGTAGGCGAATCGTTGGAGTATATGCCGCAAGTGCAAAAGAATCGCCGCGTAATTAATTTTAATTATTACCGCGATAATAAACTTATCAATGTCAAATACCGCGATTCAGAAAAGAATTTTAAAATGGTCAGCGGCGCGGAGTTAATTTTTTATGGTTTGGATAACATCCGAGAATTGGACAAAGTTTATGTGGTTGAGGGTGAGATGGATGCTTTATCCTTACACGAGGCCGGCGTCTATTCCGTTTGTAGTGTACCCAATGGCGCATCAAAGGGCAATCAAAAATTAGAGTATTTAGATAATTGCTGGCAATATTTCAAAGACAAAAAGGAAATAATTATTTGCACCGACAACGATGACGCCGGACTAATGTTACGCAATGAGTTGGCGCGTAGGTTTGGGCGGTATAAATGCAAATACGTTGATTTTGGGCAGTATAAAGATGCCAATGAGGTTTTAATGGCCGAAGGCACAAAGTCATTACGAGCGTTTGTTAATGAGGCAAAATCGTTTCCTTTAGAGGGTGTTTTAAATATTGATAACATTTGGCAGAACGTACTGAATTACAACGAGAAGGGTGTTGTCAATTATGGCATTGGACTTGGTGAATCGGATGATTATTTTAAAATGGCATTTGGTGAGTGGTCCGTAATTACCGGGATACCCAATAGCGGCAAGAGCGACATTGTGGATCAGATTTGCGTTAATATGGCAACCAAATATGGTTTTAGGAGTGCGATGTTTTCGCCGGAGTCATTCCCATACGAGGGCCACATAAAACGCATTGCCAATAAGTTAAACGAAAAGAATTGTAACAATGACGATTTGAATAATACCAAAGATTTTATTAGCGAGCATTTCCATTGGGTAAAGATTGATTTGGAAAACTTAACGCTAAAAGGTATTTTAACCGCATTCAGAGAGTTAGTGTTTCAAAGGGGGATAAACATTTGCGTGATTGATCCGTGGAATATGCTTGACCATTCCGCGCAAAAGGATTATTCCTACATTGGGCGGTTATTGTCAGAGATAACGCAATTTTGCCAACAAACCAATGTGCATTTGTTATTGGTGGCGCATCCAAGAAAAATTGAATCAATCGAGGGGACATACAAAAAACCAACATTGTATGATATTAGCGGCTCCGCTGACTTTTTTAATAAAACATATAATGGAATAATTTGTTACCGATGCATTGGGCAAAAGTCAAGTTATAAATCAGACATCGTCAAGATATACATTGAGAAGGTAAAGCGAAAAGAAAATGGCCAATTAGGTGATTTTGAAGTGGCACCGGATTTTTATAATGGTGGGGTGTATAAACCCATTGACCAAAACAATAAACGCTTTGAGGTAATAAAGGATAATAATATACCATTTTAAGATTATAGCCATACAAATACAATCGAAACTTAAGCCTATAATGAAACAAAACAGATGCAAATTGTATAAATAATGAAACAATCAACGAGCATAATCGTAACCGATGAGCATCATTTGGCAATGAGTTGGTGCATTAAAAATAAAATTTTAGTGTATCCAAAAGTTGCCATAAATGGATACTTTATGGAGGTAAATGACAACGGCAAGATAATACGATCACCGGTTGTTTACACAAAATCAGAAATGGAGGTAAAAGGTTGGGAATTATATTTGTATTTTTATCAAAAGTTTTGCAATGAATCTTGAAATACATTTTTATCCCATTGTTGGTTGCGCCGTTGGAATAGATTATTTTGACAATGAACACGATGACGAGCGTGATTGGGAAATAAAAACCATTTGCGTGCAATTGTTCGTGGTAGGTATTAATTTTAATTTTTATCAGTAATGAAAAACAAAGACAGACAAAGAGAAGATTCGTACAAGATTACGTTTTATGCAATGATGGCATTCATTGCTTTATTTTTAATTGAAATAATAAGATCATTTTAAAAAGACTTGTAAATATTGCCGAGGTAAAAGAAAACCCGGAAAATCCGCGTTTTATAAAAGATGGCAAGTTTAAAAAACTTGTTAAATCCATTAAGGAATTTCCGCAAATGCTTGAAAAGCGGCCTATTGTGGTTGATGAAAATATGGTTGTTCTTGGTGGCAATATGCGTTTAAAGGCGTGCAAATCCGCTGGGTTATTTGAAGTGTGGGTGGACATCGCGCAAGGATGGACAGATGCAGAAAAACGAGAATTTATTATTAAAGATAATATTGGCTTTGGTGAGTGGGATTGGGATATATTGGCAAATGCTTGGGATACAAAACAATTGATTGATTGGGGGATGGATTTACCGGTATTTGATATGCCAATGGATGATGAGCCAAAAGAAGAAAAAGAGCAAGAAGAAAAGGAACTTTGCCCAATGTGCGGTAAATGATTAATTTTGCGTTATGACAACGAAATCGGACATATTAAAAAATAATTTGCTTGAGGCACTTGAGCAATCATTGGGAGTTGTAACAACCGCTTGTAAGTTAGCCGGATGCCAAAGATCAACGTATTATAAGTATTATGCAGATGATCCGGAATTTAAAGCGGCAGTTGATGAGTTACAAAATATGACATTAGACTTTGCCGAGAGTCAATTGCATAAGCAAATAAAAGAGGGTAATACAACCGCCACAATCTTTTATCTTAAAACCAAAGGCAAAAAACGCGGATATGTTGAGCGTCAAGAAATCCAAGTTGATGGCGCAGTTGAATCAAAAGTGGTTGAATGGACACCAGCAAAAGAAGAGTAAAAGAATTTTGCAACATCCAATTTTATCAAACGCTTAATTCTAAAAAGCGGATAAAGGTACATCAAGGCGGTACGCGATCCGGTAAGACTTACGCCATTGTTCAGTATTTAATTTACAGAATCACAACGGCACAAGAGCCATTAACCATTTCCATTGTGCGTAAGACATTGCCAGCGTTAAGGCGTTCGGTAATGCGTGATTTTATTAATATAGCGGACAAACTCGGCATCTACTATCTAGGCGAGCATAACAAGAGCGAAAACATTTTTAAATACAATGGGCATACCATTGAGTTTTTATCGACTGATGAGCCGCAAAAGATACGCGGAGCAAAGCGCAATATCTGTTTTATTAATGAGGGCAATGAGTTAAATTATGAGGATTTCCGACAATTGTCAATGCGAACAACTGACGAGATAATAATTGACTTTAACCCATCGGATCCGGTGCATTGGTTGTATGAGGAGATAATTGACCGCGATGATTGTGATTTGTTTATAACCACATATAAGGATAACAAGTTTTTGCCATCGGAGTTGGTGCGCGAGATAGAGCGCATCCGAGAGCGAGACCCGGATTATTGGTTGGTATATGGTGAGGGGCAAAGGGCCGTATTTAGTGATCGCCAAATATTTAAAGGTTGGCAATATATTCCGCTCAAGGATTTCCCAGATTTTGACGATACCACCATTGGCATCGATTTCGGATTTTCGAACGATAGTTGTGGAATTGTAGAAATTGCCAAAGTAAAAGACAAAATATACATCAATGAGTTATGTTATCGTAAAGGAATGACCAATCGAGATATTGCCGAATTTTTAAAATCAATCGGCAAAAACAATGTATTGGCGTTTTGTGATTCAGCAGAGCCAAAGAGTATTGAGGAACTGCGCCAAATGGATATATGGGCCAAAGGCGCAACAAAAGGTGCCGGATCAATTAATGCCGGTATTTCGTTATTAAAAGAGTTTCAAATCATAGTTAGCGATGAATCCAAAAACATAAAGCGAGAGCAACAAACGTATTTTTGGCATCAGTTAAAAGATGAAACAATCATTAACAAACCAATCGATAAAAACAACCATTTAATGGATGCCATTAGATATGCGGTTTATTCCCAATATCGCAATCGCAATGATTTCTTCGTGGTATAATAAACAATTTTTAATTTTGTATTTTTACACAAAATTTCATTAAGCAGATATGGCATCATTACTCGACCGGCTGAAATTCCTTGTTTCTAAAAACGCACAACAAACATCAGAGCAGTACAATAGAGCCATATATAATTGGCTTGGGGAATCAATCGTTTGGAATCCAGAAAATGATGATTCATATATCACCGAGGGGTATCGTAAGAACGCCACAATTTATTCATTGGTTAATATCATAACCAAAGCGGCAACCACAATCCCATTTCAAGTTTACGAGATACAAAACCAAAACGATTATAAAAGATATAAGGCCATCACAAGCGGCACATTTGATTCCAATGTGATGCATAAGGCCGAGTTATACAAAAACCGATCATTGGTTGAATTGGATTCAACGCCATTACACGAGTTACTCGATAGACCAAACCCGGCGCAATCTTATGCGAGTTGGCTTACTGAATTAATTGCCTTTGGTAAATTAACCGGAAACCGATATATCTATGGTATAGGGCCGGATACCGGAATGAATGCCAATAAATACACCGAATTATATGTAATGCCATCACAGATTATGGAAATCGTCAGCGGTGGGATTATGCAACCGGTGCAAAAGTACAAGATTGAGTACAACGGAACGTACGAAATACCAGCCGAGCATATTTGCCACATTAAAGATTTTAATCCTTACTACGATGGTACCGGATCACATTTATACGGACAATCACCATTGCGTGCTGGCCTTAGAATGCTAACAACAAACAACGAGGCGGTGCAAACCGGAGTTAAGTATTTACAGAATCAAACCGCACGTGGTATCTTAATGAGTGAGGAGGGTGATTTGAATGAGGTACAAGCGCAACAATTAAAAGATAAATTCCGCCAACAACATCAAGGCGCAAACAATGCTGGTGATGTGATCATCACACCAAAGAAATTGAGTTGGGTTAATTTCGGATTAAACGCCTCGGATGTATCCCTTATTGAGCAATACAATGCATCGATTAAAGACTTATGTAATATCTACAATGTACCGGTGCAATTATTAAACAATACTGATTCATCGACTTATAACAATATGAAGGAGGCCAAAAAGGCGTTGTATCAAAACGCGGTGATTCCAGAATTGGTAAAAGTACGCGATGAATTAAACCGATGGTTAGCACCACAATACGGCCCAAATATCTGCATTGAATTTGATTTCTCGATGATACCGGAAATGTCAGAAGATACTGACAAGGTGGTTGATCAGTTATCAAAGGCGTGGTGGATTACGCCAAACGAAAAGCGTGAAATAATGTCGTATGGTATGGATGAGGAAAACGAGCAACTAAATGATTATTTTATACCGGCAAACTTAATTCCAATGAAAGCCGCAGAGATGGATATGGATGCCGTTGCCAATGCGCCAATTGATTTGGATGTTTCAAAGTTTATGACTGACGAAAGTCTAAAAAAAAAAGCCGTAACGTTTAGCGATTACCCACAAAGCGCAAGCAACAACGCCAAAAGAATGATTGAATGGCGTGAGAAGTATGGGCGCGATGTTGTGCAAGGAGGGACAGAGGTTGGATGGCGTAGAGCAAACCAATTAGCCAACAGAGAGGCGTTATCATTGGATGTTGTTAGCCGTATGGCACAATTTAATCGCCATCGAGAAAACGCCGAGATTGATCCGCAATATAAGGGTGAGCCTTGGAAGGATCGCGGATATGTAGCGTGGAATTTATGGGGCGGTACTGCCGGGGTGGATTGGGCCATCAGAACAATGGACAAACTTAACGATGAATAATGGCGTTCGACAAAGATAAATACCAAAGGGCATTTGAAAACCAATTGGATATTGTTGAGCGGCGTAATATTGCCAAAGTCAAAAGATATTACCGCGAGAATTACAACAAGGGTATCGAGTCATTTTTAAGTGGCAACCAAACGGATTTCAGTTTATTGTTTCCAGTTACCGAATTGCTGAAGATGTACCGCGATTTATATACCGACATTGGTATGCATTTCGCCAAGTGGTATCCTAAAAATTATGATCGCTTACTTAAAAAGAATTTTGACATTGAGCAATTTCTTGACCAATGGGAGGTGCGATTTGCGGCCTTTGGAGATGCCATTGCTGGCCAAAGGGTTACATTGGTAAGGGGAACGGCATTAAAGACATTGCAACGCATTACATTGGGTTTATTAGAGGATCCGGATTTTATGATGCTTGGCACAAGACAAAAGGCAACGATACTGCGCCGACAATTCAGCACATATACCCAATACCAAGCCGAGCGATTAGTGCGTACCGAATCAACATTGGCGGCTAACTTTGCCAGCGGTGTATCGGCTCAAACAATATTTGCCGGTGAACAATTAATGAAGGAATGGATTGCATCGTTTGACGATAGGACAAGAGATACACACGCAGAGGCCGGAGCCGGTGAGCCAATAAAAGAAAACGAGGCGTTTATGGTTGGCGGCAATATGATGATGTACCCCGGTGATCCAGCCGGAGGTGCGGCGGAGGTTATTAATTGCCGTTGCAGTATTGCATATTTCCCATTGGCACCGGTTGCAGTACAAGGCGATTATACAGATATTGGCTTTGGCATTGGCGGCGGTTCATCGTTTAGCATTTGATAAAATCAAAAAATCTTATCTTTGAAAAAAATATATTATGAGTACAATTTTATATAAGGCATCGCCAGTTGGTGAGTTATTGGATGCCGATGAGGCCGCTGGTATTGTTAAGGGGTACGGATCATACTTTGGCAATAAAGATTCCGATATGGATGTTATTACTAAAGGGGCATACACTAAAACCATAAAAGAGAATGGCGAGCGCGTAAAGTATTTATATCAACACGATATGATGCAACCCATTGGTAAAATGCGCGAGTTGTATGAGGATGATAAAGGATTGGTTTTTGTGGCAGAAATCGCCAAAACGCAATTGGGCCGCGATGTTGTTGAGTTAATGAAATCCGGAGTAATTACCGAGAATAGCGTTGGTATTATGCCAATTCAAAAACAAAACAAAAGCGATTATCGCGAAATCACCGAAGTAAAATTGTACGAGATTAGTGCCGTAACATTAGCGGCCAATGATCAAGCCAAAATTTTAGATGTTAAAGGAAACATTGACTTGGATAAATTAACCAAGCGTTACGATAATCTTGCGAAGTTAATTCGTAAGGGCAATATTTCTGATGATATGGGTTATGCCATAGAGGCGGAGATATTAAAACTAAAATCATTATTTGTGGAGTTCACAAAGCCATCTGATGAAGATACTTTGCCGAACGTAGAGGCAAAAAATAATGATGTCGAAATTTTAAATTATTTGTTTAATTCCATAAAAAAATAATCAAATGGAAGAAAATGTAAAAAATCAATTAGATGCCATTAGTGGTGCTATTGATTCAAAAATCGAAAAGAGCAACGCACAAGCCGTTGAACTTGCCTCTCAAAAATCTGCCGAATTGGTAAAAGAGCAAGTGTCTGACGTTGTTGCTAAATTTAACGAGCGTATGGATGCAATGGAAGTTGCAAACAAAAAGCAAATGAACGCTGGGAAAAAAATGAATTTTAAAAGCGCATTGCAAGAAGCCATAGAAGGTGGAGCAATCGAAGGACTTTTAAAAGGAAATAGCCGTAGCGCATCATTGGTTGTCAAGGCCGATATGACCACCGGAGCCGATTTCACCGGGGAAGTTATCCCAGCCGATCGCGTACCCGGATACAAATACGATCCAACGCGCCCAGTACACGTTCGTCAATTGATTCCTCAAGGATCAACTGCATCTGACGTTGTTCGTTTCGTAAAAGAAAGTGGATACTCAAATGGTGCCGCCGCAACTGCTGAAGGTGTAACCCTTACTCAATCTGATTTCGATATGACCGCAAGCGATGCTAACGTTCGCAAGATTGGTACATATTTCCGTATTTCAGAAGAGATGTTGGCTGATACGCCTCAACTTACATCATATCTTTCTGCGCGTGCGCCAGAGAAATTATTGGAGGTTGAAGATACTCAAATCATCAGCGGAAGTGGTACTGGTGCAAACTTGAGTGGTATTACTACTGATGCCGCCGCGTTTGATCTTACCGGTGAGTTTGCTGATTCAGTTGATTCTGCAAATGAATTTGACGTACTTATTGCCGCTCTTAACCAATTGGCAATCGCTAATTATTCAGCGGATACGATTATGCTCCACCCAACAGATTTTCACAAAATCTTGTTATTGAAGGATAGCACCGCCGAGTATATCAAAAAAGATGTTTATCAAGGATTGCAACCACAATTCAATGGTGTGCGTGTAGTATTAAATACTGCCATCACATCTGGGACTTTCTTGGTAGGTAACTTTGCACAAGGTACTCAACTATGGGTTCGTGATAACGTAAATGTCGAGTTCTTCAGAGAAGATGGCACTAACGTACGCGATGGATTCGTAACTGTCCGCGTTTCTGAACGTGTGGCACTTACCAATTATCTGCCTAATGCTTTTGTATACGGAACGTTCTCAACTGCAATTGCATCTTTGGAAACACCATAATCATTGGCATAGTGATTTAAAGAGAGGCCTCCGGGCCTCTTTTTTTTGTGCCAAGAAAAAATAAATTGAAAGTTTTTTTAAAATTGTTTGGTGTAATTAAAAAAATTCTTTTATATTTGTAGGGTATTAATCAAGTAACAACAATCAAAAACAACAAGTTATGAATTATCAAAGATTTAACCGCCACGAAATTTTTACATCAGAAGATCGCACACTTGTTTTCAATGCCATTAATGAGGTTGAGGACAGAAACGATCGCGAAACTGCAAATATGCTTTTTGGTCTTTTCGATGGGTATTTATATGCAAATCTTTATCAAGCATTAGATAGTCAATTGCGAATCAAAACGCTAAAGCAAATGACTGATTTGATTTGGAGAATTGAAGATTACATTTTATTTAAAAAATAATATAATGGCCGCCTCGCGCGGCCATTACCTTTTACCAATGGCACAAGACAAGAAAAAACAAGAGGCAATTAAGCGGCTCGAAAAGTTGCTTTATTATTTCCCTTATATGAGTGAGAATATTTTATTGAGGGATCAAATCATCGAAGTATATAATTTATTAAGCGACAAAGATTATGCAAAAGACTAACACCGGATTGTATATCATACGCAATGGCAAGCGCGTTAATGTGTACACAGAAAAAGAATTGAAACAATTGTTTAAACCTACATTGCGCAACCGCATCGAGCGATGGTTTGACCGCAATATAAATTTTTGAGTTATGTCAATAGATTTAGATTTTTTGAATCCGTATAACAGACCGGATTATGAGTGCCCAGAGTGTGGGCGGCCCCAACATTACGATGGGTATTGTTCGAGTAATTGTGCCAATGCATCAGATGAATAGACGAGAAATAATAAAGTTAGTTTTACAAATGTCATTTTTGATTATGGCATTGCGCCAATACTTATTGCTTGGCGATTGGTTTGGTTGTTTGTTTTTAACATTGATTTTACTATCTTTGGTAATATCAGAAAATTGATTGGTTAGTTATTTGTTTTTACAGAGGGAAATGGGTTAGCGAAAGCGGCCCATTTTTTTTTGTATTACTTTTATGGTATGGACATCAACATTGTTGGTTGCACCGCCGAATATAGATTTGCCGTAATGGCAATGGAGAATGGTTTGCGCGTATCGATGCCATTGTTGGATTCATCGCCTTATGATGCCATTGTTGAAACGCCAAATGGATTGCGTAAGATTCAGATTAAAAGCACCGCACAAAAGATTGTCAATAATGGGGTGGCACTTACAATAAAGCGCACCGGTGATCCATATTCATTGGCAGACGTTGATTATTTCGCCATTTGGATTGATGCCTTTAAAGGGTTTTATATCATCCCAAATAACGGCACGCAACGCCGTTTTAAGTTCACCATTAATGGAAAAAAATATTCAAATAATTTCAATAACTTTGGGGTTCTTGTTTAATTCTTTGTTTTCATTGTCTTGGAATGCGCCGCAAATTTATTGTGGCGCATTTTTTTTATCTTTACAAAAAATAAAATTATGGCTTTAGTATGTTTAACGGATTTAATTTATAAGGGCAAGAAGTACCGCAAGGGTGATGCCATTAAAGTTGATCCGGCAAAAGTTTCCGTATTTATCGCAAAGGGTTGGGCCGCTGATGAGGTTGCCGCAGTTAATGAGATAAAGGTTGATGCCAAAGAGGTGAAAGCAAAACGCGAAACAAAAGAATTTAAGGTCGAAGTTAATACCAAAGACGATGAGGCAGATCAAGATTAATTCGACTTTAGGCAATGAGATATTGTCAGTTCAAGAGGTAAAGGATTATGTCCGTATTGATACAAGCGCAGACGATGCATTGTTGGGCGGTATGATTTCACAAGCGCGCATTTGGTGCGAGAATTATATCTCGCGCGACATCGTAAGTAAAAACCGCACATATTACATTGATACAACGGCAAACGGATTGTTCGATTTGCCATTTGGGCCAATTACAAGCGTTGAGCAAATCACTATCGATGGAACGGCAACAACGGCTTATGAGATACTCGGATTGGACAACGAAACAATCGAATTGGATCAAGGGAGTGCCGAGCGTGTAAAGATTACATATATCACCGCTGGATTAAATGACTCATTGTTAAAGCAAGCGATGTTGCAACTCATTTCGACATATTACGATAATAGAGCCGAATTTGTAGAGGGTAGCGTGAGTGAAGTGCCAACCAATGTACGAGTGATATTATCATCATATAAAACAATGTTTATTTAATGAATGCCGGCAAATTAAATACACGCATAAGTGTAAACCGATACACAAAGGTTGCCGATGATTTTGGTGGGTATACATCAACCGAGGCGGTACTCAAAAACGTATGGTGCCATTTAAAGGAAATTAAAGGCGATGTGAGCGCGGAAAACGGAATGACGCAAAGAAGGATCACCGCCGAGTTAATATTGCGTAAGAAGGCCGCAGATGAGGTGAGGATAGGCGATACAATTAACATTGATGGCCAAGCAGATAAATTTAAAATAAACAATATGTATCAATCCGAGTTGGATTTTTACACAACGATAATCGCAACCAATATAGTATAATGGCCGGGGTAAACGCATCGATGAAGATTAACCAGAGGGATTTGGCCCAACTCAATAAAAAGTTGGCATATCTCAAGGGTTATGATCGTAAGGAGTTGAGCAAAGAGTTGGCATATACTGCGGCCCATATTGTCAGAACGGCAAAAAAAAGCGTGGTAGTTGATACCGGTAATTTGCGCCAAAGCATCAATTATGAAGCCAACGGCAAAACAATATCAGTTTATGCCAATGCGAAGTATGCGCCATATGTCGAATTTGGCACCGGTGGATTGGTAGAATTTACAGATATGAGCGAGTTAGGTATCCCGGAATCATACGCAATGCAGTTTAAAGGTGAAGGCAAACGCGAGGTAAATTTACCAGCGCGGCCATTCTTTTTTAGTTCGGTGCGTTTGGAGTACAAAAAACTATTGGAACGCATAGGTAGAAAAATAAACAGAAATTTAAAATAATGCTTGAGGCAATTCAATATATACGCAGAGCAATATTGCAACGATTAGATGGGCAAGTCTTGGTAAATGGTTCAGCGGTGCCGGTTTATGGTAGAGTGCCAAACGATGCCACGTTTCCACATATCCGCGTTTATAGCGTAAGCAATAACGAGATAGACCAAAACGCGCAGACGTACACAATGGAAATATTAACACGCATTGAATGCATCACAAGATATGCCAGCGATGATGGGGGGGAAACCGATGTTAATTTTATGGCATCAAAATGCTTGGAGTTATTGCGTACAAGGTCAGCCGGATATTTTGATTTATCCGCCGTTGGTTTTAATGTATATACAAGCGTAAACGAAGGCGTAACATATCTGCAAGATGATTTGAGTGATCGCACATATTTCAGAGCGGTCATTGAGTTATCAAATCGAGTAGAACAAGTGCCGCCAAGTGGTGGTTTACAAAGCGAATTACAAAACAATTTACAATCATAAGTTATGGCAAAAATTGCATATTCATCAAAGAGCGACAACGTTACAACCGCATTACCGGAAATAAACAAGGTAACCGCGGCCAATATGAACGAGATTAAAACGAGTGTTAATGCCATATATGATACATTAGGCGGATTTGCGTTTTATGAGGATGCCACAACGGCGGTAACGCCCATTGCAATCGTTGCCGATACTTGGACAGATTTGACCAATGATAAGGCCGGAAGCGGTACAATAACCACATATAAACCGAGTTATGTGAGCGGTGAGTTATGGGATACGGCAACCAATACCATTGATTTGGATGAGTTGCCAAATGGCAAAGTGGTTATTATTCGCACAGATTTTGAATACACGCCATCATCATCAAACCAACATATTGATGCAAGATTGTATTTCCCGGATGTACCAAAAGAGTTGCATTTTTTACACGCTGATGTAGGAAGCCAACACGGAGAGCATCATTTTGTTAATACGTCAATGTTTTATGTTGATTCAAATATCCAGACATCGGATGTGAAAATACAAGTGCAGTCAAGCGGTGCCGGTTCGGTTAAAGTAAATGGGTTTTTAATTTCTGTTTTAAGTTTCTAAAAAATGTTATCAATCACCGATTTAAAAATATACGCATTAAACGCCACCGCAATGGTAATTAATTTTGCCAATGTTGATTTGGGCCTAAAGATAATTTTGACCATCGTAGCCATTGGATACACCATCAACAAATGGTGGTTTATGGTTCAAGAAAAGCGCAAAAAGAAATGAGCCAAGAGTTGTCAAAGGATACAAAATTTTCCTTGAGCATTGAAACGATAATTGCTTTGGCGGCGGCAATTACTACATTGGTTGGAATGTATTACGCATTGCAATCGGATATTGATGAGGCAAAGCGTTTACCGCCATCAGAGGTAAGCCGTACCGAATATGATTTAAAGGATCAGTTAATACGCGAAACAATTATTAATATTGAGGACAAAGTTGATGACAACGGCAGAAAATTAGATATAATAGAGGAGCGTTTATATAAAATGCAATGAGGGTTTTAATTTTCATATTGATGTTTATGCCAATGACGATGATTGGGCAAGTTAAAGTGATCCAAGTTAATTCATCGTGGAATCGGCAAAACGATTTAAAATTGAATTTAAAGAATTGCCAATATCAATTTGCGTTATTAGAAGATTTAAGCGACAATATAAAAGGGCAGATTAAAAGCGTGCCATTTTTGTACGTCATAAAGGATGGGCATATTGTGCGCCAATATCAAGGCGGATTGCGAATGCGGTTAAATGTAACCGAAGAAGAATTGCAAGCATTTATAAATCAATTGAACAATGGTCAGTAAAAATATAAGTTACAAGGAGGCAACACATTCAACAACGGCAAAACGATTAGGAATTGACAACACACCAAACGCCGAGCAGTTTAGTAATATGGTATATGTCGCTGAAAACGTTTTTCAGCCGGTTAGAGAGCATTTTGGCGTGCCGATATATGTATCATCGTTTTTTAGATCGGAGGCGTTAAATAAGGCCGTACGCGGCTCATCATCATCAACACATATTAAAGGCGAGGCAATGGATTTGGATGCCGATGTATTTGAAGGCGTAACCAACGCCCAAATATTTGAGTATATAAAAAACAACTTGGAATTTGATCAATTGATATGGGAATTTGGTACGGATGAAAACCCGGCGTGGGTTCACGTTAGTTTGTCAAAGCGTAACAACCGCAAACAAGTATTAAAAGCCGTTCGCGTGGATGGCAAAACACATTACGAGATATATGCCGACTAAAAAGAAATTTAAAGATACCGCCGTTGGCAAATTCATATTGGATAAAGTGCCGGATTTTGTGAGTGGCGTTTTACCGGATAAAGGCGTTTTGGGTATTGTCAAAAATTTAATTGATTCGGATCCCGAAATGACTGCCGAGCAAAAAGCGCAATTGCATAACGAGTTAAAACAGATGTATGAATTGGAGGTAGCTGATCGCGACTCGGCAAGAAAACGCGAGGTGGAAATTGCCAAGACCGGAAGGTTTGATTTTATGTTTAATTTATCCGGCATCGTTGGCCTCGGCTCTTTTGGTTTTATTATTTATGCCATTGTGTATTTAAATATCCCGGAAAACAACAAGGAGGTATGGATTCACACCATTGGCATCATTGAGGGTATTGTGTTGTCAATATTCGGATATTTCTTTGGTTCAGCAGTTAAACAAAATAAGTAATGGCAAAAAAGCAAACGCAATTTGTAAAAGAGGAAACGCCCAAGATAAAACGCAAGGGTGTACACGCAAAAACGAAATCGTCAAAGTTAAAGACGAGCAAGAAATACAAAAAACCATACCGCGGTCAAGGCCGGTGAGTCAATTTTAAAATTCATATTTTTGTAAAAAATAAATATTATGGGATCAAATTTATATTATACGGCAGATTACCAAAAGTTAAGTTTCGGTGATAATGGATTGCGTTATTTAGCAACCGGCGATACAAGCGTAGGTGGTGAGAGTTTCGGTGCGATTCAAGTTATTGATTCGGCGGTTATTTCTTGTGATATTGATGCCGTTGGAGGTGATGCATCACTAACGAGTGTTGCGTTGTTTGCCGGTACAATTATCTATGGCAATTTCGACAACGTTAGCGTAACAAGCGGTAAGGTCATTGCGTATTTGAGATAATATGTTTGGATTAGGATTAAAAGTTGTAAACCCAATCGCAGTTTTAGCGGTTACCGATGACGATTATTTCGCGCAGAGGGTAGCGGCTGATGGCGGCATTATGGAGGCATTCGGTTGTGTTGTTGAGGCGATCTTGGATTTCCCACAAGCAGATTTAGGCAGACAATTATTCGATGCTTACGATGCAAGATGTGAGGCGGCAAGTGGAGATACAGAGGCAAGAGTTTGCACCATTAACGAATTAAACGATTTATTATGAGTTTGTACAATGACGCAAGTTTAGCGATGATTCCATCTGCGGTTAAGGATGGGAAATTATATAGCATTAGACCAAGTGATGGAAGCGGAGATTTTACGTTTTCAAGAGGTTCTAATTTAGCGGCTACAAGGGTTGATGTTAATGGTTTAATTGAGAAGGGTAGAGAGAATCTTTTGTTGCAGTCTAATCAGTTTGATACGACTTGGACAACGAGTAGT